GTCCCGACGGGCTCGAGCTCTATACTTTTGATGCCGGGGGAGGGGTCAGCCGATCAGCAGTAGCTGCCCCATTGGTCTGTTAGACTTCTTTTGATTGCACTTCCGGCACGCACATTGAGTGTTGCGATATGAGTGCTCGCCACCCTTTGATAACGGGATGATGTGATCGACCTCAGGCGCATCGTGGTCATACGTCCCACGCTTTGCTCTTGGCGTGTCGCGTCCGCACAGTTGGCACCGCCATTTGTCGCGAGCGAACACGCGGAACGGATCAATGCGGTCAACCGTCGCACCTTTTAGCTTCGCCGCTCGCCGGGCGTTAGCAGCTCGCTTCACTGGATCAGCGCAAGTTCTATTCCCGCCGAACTTCGCCAGGTCTCGGCACTTGAGTGAGCAATACCGATTGCTATAGCCGCGAAGCTTGTTTCCGTTGCTAACCCGGCGCATCCCTTCTTTGCCGCAGTGCGCGCACACGTAGCCTTGTGATGCTTGCGACTGAGCCCGGCACACATCAAGGTACTGAGCCCGCGTGTAGCCATTTGCGCTTGACCGGCGATCCCGCTCCTTGTATCGGCAGCTATCAGAGCAGAAGCGTCGATCCGCTCGGCCACTCACGACCACTGTTCCGCAGATAATGCAGGGAACCTCGCGCTTGCCAGGCCGCATAAGGCCGCGCTGCCGCGCCATGCATTGCGGGCAGTACTTGCCTGGCTTGCCGCTCTTGAATACCTTTGTTACCACTCCGCCGCATGCGCACAGCGGCGCAACAGCGGTATAATTCGCCCCAGTCATTGACTACCTCAGATAGTTGATGATGAGAAGCCCGGACAGTGTTAGCGCACCGTTCGGGCTTCGTTATTTCTATTGTAGCGCCTGCTTGCGATTTGGTCGCGTCATTGCGAGACAGGCCAACCATCGGCACCAATTTGAACCGTCGCGCGCAGCTTCTTCCCCTGCTCTTCCGCCGTCTTTGCGTCGTGGCAGGGCTTGCAGATCGCCTGCAGGTTCTCATCCGCATCGATCTGCTCCTGCGTCCACTTGAGCTTTGCGGCCTTCGCCTTGCTTGTGATGTGGTCAACCGCAGTGGCGATGGTGATCCTGCCCTGCTTGCGGCACGGCTGGCACAGGCCGCAGTCCCTCGCCATGATGCGGGCGCGGATCTTGTCCCACGCTGAGCCATATCCGCGCTCATGGCGCGACAGCTTGGACCATGCCATGCTTCATCCGAATGTTATTCGGCGCGCTTTCGTCAAACGCCGGGTTTTGCCGCACTTCGAGTCGGCCTATGCCTGACTCCTCCGAATATTCGCTAATCCAGATCGCTTATTGACGGGGCCAAGGCCGCGTCGGCTGGATATGGCACTCGTCATCCAGCGGCTGATACCCCGCGCCCTGCGGCCATACCTCGTCGCCCATCGGCTGTCGCATCCTGTGCATCTCCCGCACTTCCCTGCGCCGCGCGAGGATCGACAGCACGATCGCAGCGACGATCATCACGGCCATCACGCCGGCGTACAACGCGACGAGCGGGAACAGGGTAATCAGCTCAGCGAATAGCATCACTTCCCCTTGGTGGGCACGGTCGCCGCTACCTCGTGAATCAGCATCCCGGCCTTGCCGTACCCCTTCTGGCGCAGCATGTCGTGCGCTTCCTCGCATTGCGCCAGATGCTCACAGATGCGATCGAGCGCAGCCAAGTCGTGCGCGCGGGCCAGGATCGCGGGCTTCGTGCCCAGAACTGCGCGGATGATCTGGAAGCGGTAGGCGTCGGATGTCATTGCGGAACCGTTGCCCTCTCGGCGTCGCGCTGCCAGCGGATCAGGTGCACGAAGGTCCACATCCAGCGGTAGTGTGCTGGGCGGTCCTGTCGTCGTGCAGTGCCGAGTTGGGCGTGATTAGGCGTGGCGTCGTTCATGCAGTTACCTTCACGCTGACTGCGCGGCTGATCCAATACTGCACGCGCTCTTGGTTCGGCTCGCAACCGGTGATGGCGCACATCGTGATGACGCCGTAGAGGTATGGCTTGATCCACCACGCGACCTTGACGCGCAGCTTGAGGGTCATCGTCGCCATGACTAGTCGCGCGGCGCACTCATTGTGCGATTCTCTGGAGACGCTGCGCCATCAATTCATTGCGCTCAGCCATTTCTACATTCATCCGCGCGCCCTTCAGATTGCGCCATGCGCAGTACAGATTGAGTGTTGCGGACAATGCCAGCATCACGGCAGACAAAATGTGCATGGCGCACCTCGGGAAGAAAAAAGCCCGCTTGGTAGCAGGCGAAGGCTGCGCTCGACCGTAACGGGCGCAGCGGGGGGAGAAAAACCGCCGGCGCATCACTGCGGTGGGCGGCAAAAGTCCAACTACGGGACTGGAGAATTGGGTTGTGGCGGCCGGGAGCCCCCAACCCTACGCACGAGGCGCTTAACCACACGGCTGCTGACTTACCTCCAGAGAGGTTGCCGTGGTGTGCATTACTTGGAGCGGGCCAGCACCACCCAGTCGGCACCAAGCTATCAATCAGCATGCGTGTGTCACCTGCCTATTAATCAGGGGGCAGGTGCCAGGATGGCTTTTATTGGCCGTGTACTGGATAGCGCCATAAAGACAGAAGCCCCGCACCATTGCTGATGCAGGGCCTCAGATGCTCCTTCTGCGCATGGCAGACGAGACTAAACAGCAACCGGCGATCAACCCGGCTGGCCTCTTGCGAGGACTTCAAGTCCCATTGCGGGAACGGGAAATGCAAAAAGCCCGCTGACCTTTCGGGGCGGGCTTCAGTGAGTCCCAGCCTATCTGGCTGGTGAGTCATGATATCGTGCGCGCGAGGCGCAGTATCGACATCTAGCACGTACATCCTAATTGAAGTATCTACGGGTGTCAACACACATCAACATTCGCGCCGTTAATTTGCTCTCAGCCTCGGCCATCGCGTCTGCGAACGAGAGTTCCGGGAATCGCCAAACGGTAGCGATTCCATGCGCCTTGCGGATCGCCCACCACTGAACGCGCGGCAGGTCATCGACCATTGCATCGACCGCCTCTCCGGTCCGCATGAACTCCTTGATGTCCTGGGGGTGACCCCAGCCGCCGGGCTCCTGGCGATCCGCGAGCGTCATCCACCGGGCCCAAATCTTCATCACGACATTGAACGGGGTATCGCGCTCTGGCGTGGCCTGTATCACCTGGTGTTCGACAGCGTTCATTGGGTTTCTCCGCAGTAATGTCCGCATTTTTACACGAAGAATTTTTTTGCGCGCGTGCAAGCAATTCGACTGGGCAACTTGTTGTTTACTTGCCGCATTGGTGCGCCCCGATGGACTGGGGCGCGGCCGGCGATGCTACTTGGCGTCAGCGAGCGAGAACACAATACCGCGGCAGTACGGGCCGCCATCCTCGACAATCTCGAATGTCTCGTGCGGGATGTCGCTCCTGTAGGTCCAAGAGTAGCCGCCCTCAGCGCACCAGAGCGCATCGATAGACTTGCCCGCGCCCTCGCGCTTGAAATAGTCGCGCAGCGCGTCCTTATCCTCTTTTTCGATATCCTCGAAGTCCGGTATCAGCCCATCAACATCCACATGCGCCGTCGTGCCGTCGTATGCGCCGAGTTCATCATGGATCGCGCCCTCGAACTCCATCAAGTCGTCGCTCGCGCCATACACGATCACGAGGCCGGCGGCTCGCGCCTGCGCCGCTTCTTCGCGCGTTAGTCGAAACGGATATACGCGGCCAGTGAGTTGCGCTGCCATCTCTTTTGCATTCATTGCATCCCCTTTCAATGTGCCGCCCTCATCGCCGGGCGGCGGTGGCGCTATTGCTATTCGAACCGCGCGAACTCACCGTGTATCACCGCCGCCGCTGCGCGATAAGCGTTGTGTGCATCCGTTGCGTTGTCAAAATAACCCAAGGCCTTCGTTACACCATTCTTCTCGATTGAAGCCGACCAACGTCCGATATGCTCATTCCATATGGCCCCTTTAAGCCCGGCTTTCGTATTTCTGCGCCCACTTCTGTTTGCGCCGTTTTGCGATGGACTGCATTCGCGAAGATTCGCAAGTCGGTTATCACTTCGAATCCCGTTGATATGATCCATCCACTGGGCTGGCCAATTACCATACACATACAGCCAAGCCAGACGATGCAGCCTGTAATGCTTCCCGTATATCTGAACGCTGAAGTACCCGTACTTATCGACATTTCGAACCTCAGTGCCTGCTTTGGCTAACCTATTCGTTGAGATCCTTCGAGTAAATATTCCAGTCTCCTCGTCGTAAATAAATAACTTCCTCACCAACTCCTGCGTCACATCCCTATTTTTGGGCGGTGGCGCCAACTTTGGCGGCGCGCTCGCCTTCTTCCTGGCGCGATATTCAACTGATTGCGTTCTGTGACACTCCAGACATCTGCTGCCGCTAAATTGAGTTCCGCATTTCTTGCAATCCCTAACGCTGCCAGTTAATCGTTTTCTCATGTCTCAAGCGCCTTCCTGTTTGTTAATTTGATTCGACCAATACCTGCCCTTGAACCTGTTTCACATCTGGCGCCCTGTACACATTGCCCTCATCAACCCGCCGCCGCACCAGCTCCATCGCTGCTGTTACCTCCGCGCGCGTGGCAAGTTCCATCTGGCTATCATGGATATGCAGGGCATGCTCAATCGCTAACATCGCCTCGCCATCGAGCCGGAAAGTGCCAGTTTTGGCACTTCTGACCTTGGCCCGGAAAGCGCCGTCGAGCGCCTTGACGATGTCAGCCTCGTATTCCTCGCCGATCCCGGATTCCGCAAGTGCCATGGCGATGTTCAGCGCACACACGACGCAGGACCAGCTTTCCTCGTTGGCGTCGTACTTGCGAAGGTTGTCGAAGCTCAGCCAGTACGCAGCGCCAAGATCGGTCAACTGGTCGCCGTTGAGCGGGGCGCGGTTCTCGGCCCGGGCATGGACGCGGGCGACGGCGACCAGGCCGCCGACGTTGGCGGTTCCACGCGGTCGGTAGGCCTTGCGGGGCTTTGCTGATTTACCCATGACTGCCGCTCCACTTCGCCGCCGTTACCGCCACCCCGAGTGCTGGCCAGGCATGGCTCGAAACGCCATATAGCGGGCCCGGCGCCGACTTCACGCCGACCTGCGGGCACTTGCCGCCACCGGTGCGCGGGAACATATCGAGCAGGGCTTGGCGCACGTTCGGGTCCTTTGCCTTCGTGGTGCCGCAAAGGTGCAGCTTCACGTCGCGGCGGTAGACCAATTGCACGGCGTCCGGGTCGCGACTGACCTGCACGAATCGCCCGATCCATACGCAAGTCTCGAACACCTCCCGCCCGACTGCCATGCCGTAGCTCGCAATCATTTCAATGGCCAGCGCCTCATATTGCATTTCGCGGATGCGCATCAGCATGTCGTCGTTCTGCTCGACGCCCGACATGCGAACAGCGCCGCGGTCGAAGATGCACCAGCCGGATTGCTCGGTGCCGGGGTCGATTGCGAGGATGGTCATGCAGGCACCTTCAATGCATGCAGCGCGAGCTTGCGCATGTCGGCCAGGTGGCGCTCGGTTGCTGCGAGTGACCCGGCGCTGCCAGTGCCCTCGGACGGGCGAAGGCCGCAGTGCCATAGCTGATCCATCAACTGCTGCGCGTCGTTCTGGTCGAGCTGGAGGCAGGGTTGCGTGATCATCCCACTCTCGACCGCCTGAAACACGACCGGCTGGGCAACGTAGCGCATGCGGTCGTCCAGATTGGCCATGTGGATTTGGATGTTTTGCATCATGAAACTACGTTCTGCGAAGATTTTCATTTGCGCCCTTTCTGAGCGTTTAAATTGCCTAGTTGATGACTTCCTACGTGCCACCCTGTTTCGCAAGCGTGGCGAACCCTCAAATCAAGCCGCAGCCACATCGCCACCCTCCTCCCGCTTCCGCAAACTGATCCACTGGAGCCTTTTGCCCATGTCCGGCGCAGGCCCGAACAACACACTCCCCGGCTGATCCCATCGCACGAAATACGGCTCAGTCCTTGCGTGGCCGTCGTAGCCTTTGCAGAGGCCGATGCCTTCGGCGGCTTGCGGTGAGTCCTGCAGGGTGAAGTGCTCACAGAGAGCGCAGATAATTTCCCGGCTCATGTGAATCCGCCCTTCCTCGGCGTGATGACGACCCGCTCTGCGGCTCGCGGAACCCATCGGTGCGGCAGGTCTTCGAACCGGGTTTGGTCGCCGACATAGTTGAGCGCTACCGTGCCGGGCTGACCTTGGCGCTGCTTGACCGAGATGACCTCACAAAGCCCCTTATCGGGCGAATCCGGGTTGTAGACCTCGTCCCGATACAGGAAAACGATGTTTGCCGCGTCCTGTTCGATCGAGCCTGATACGGCGAGGTCTGACGCCATCGGGCGCTTGTTCGGGCGCTTCTCGCATTCGCGGTTAAGCTGGGCCAGCAGCAGCACAGCGCAATCCAGTTCCTTCGAGAGCGCCACCCACCCGCGTGTGTGTTCGCCGACTGCCTCGTAGCTTTTGTCGGATTTGCCGCCAGTGATGAAACTGAGTTGATCGACCACCAGCAGGTCGAGTCCGGCCCGGCGGCGCACCTTGCGAGCCTTCGCGCGGATGTCGAGCATGTTCAGGCTGGTCTGGTCGTCAATGAACAGGTTCATGTTCGACGCCTTGATGAACGCCGCCGTCATCAGTTCCCAATACTTCGCATCGTCGCTGCCCGGCCTGCCCTCGACCGGCTTGCGCAGCCAGCGGATCGGGATCTGGCCCAATGCCCCCACGTTGCGGTCGCTCACCTGGTGCCGGGACATCTCCATCGACAGAAACAGAGACGATCCCCATTCAGCGACATTGCGCGCGACGCCGAGCCCCATCGCGGTCTTTCCCATGCCAGGGCGCGCAGCTAGGACCGTCAACGTGCCGCGCTCCAAACCGCCGTCGAGCATCTCGTCCAGATCGCGGTGGCCCGTGCTGATCGGCTTGATGCTGCCGTCCATGCGCTGCTGGATCACGTCGGAGTAATCGCCCAGCATCTCGTTCATGCGCATCGGCTCGCTGCTCGTCTTGCGCTGCGACAGCGGCTCGAGCTTGGACGCGACCTGGTCGATGCAAGATGCGGCACTTTGGTGGGAAGCGGCCAACTCCTGCGCCTCGATGGCCAATGCGGCGAGCGCGCGTTTCGTCGCTTTGTCCACGATGATCTCGGCATGCCGGCCGATGTTCGCGGCGCTTACCGCCGAGACCCGCAGCTTGCCCAGGTACGGCAGGCAGTCATCGACCCGATCCGACAGTTTCTCGAACAGGGTCATCGGATCTGCGCGCCGGCCGCCGCCGACTTGAGCTCGCAGCTCTTCGAAAATCAGGCGGTGATCCGCCCGGTAGAAGTGCGTCGGCTCCAGGTCGCCAATGCGCTCGATCGCGTCGTTGTCGAGCATCAGGGCCCCAAGTACGGCCTGCTCGGCGCGGATGGATACGGTGTGGTCTTGCGTTTCGGTCATGCGGATCTCCCTTGGATTTCTTTTTCGATTTGCTTGCCTCGTGTCGTCAGCTTCCATTCCCCATCTTTTTCGAACCAGATGGCGTACCAGTTCTCGCGAATGGCATTTTGGAAATGCTGATTCCAGTTTTTGTAACGCTTGTTCGAACTGGCGTACTTGCGCTTGAACTCGATCCACGCATACCGGATGAAGTCGATCGGCAGCCCCATTTCTTCCGCATATGCGAATACCGGGTCGTCTTCAGGAATTGGCGTTTTCGACTCCGCTTGGCACTTGGCGATCCATGCGGTAAAAGTGACCTCCTGGCGAGCGCCTTTCTTTTGTTGGTTGTCTTTTGGAAGGTTGTCTTTTGTGTGTCCCACCGTGGGACTATCGACCTGTCCCACCGTGGGACTAGCAACGTCCTGTTTTGGGACATGTCCCAATTCGGGACACCCCTGTCCCAATTCGGGACTACCTTGAGGCGCTTTTATTTGTTGATCACTTACCCACTTTTTATGATTCTTTTGCACGCCGATAATTGACCCGAAGTTCCCGGGTTTCTTCGTAATCACGTTGCGCATTGCCAGCGAATTTAGTGTCGTAGTGACGTGCTGGCGCGCGATATTGCACATTTCGCTAATCTGCGAAGCTGAGATGTCGTCTGTCTTTTTGCCATAGCCGTAGGTCTTTCGGATAACGGTCAAGAGCACCACCAATTCGCGGTGCGTGAACCGAAAGGCAAGCGCAGCCTCAAGTAGCTCATTCGCAATCCGGACGAACCCGTCCTCAAGTTGAGGCGTTCCACCCATGTCATTGCGCCTCGTCCAGGGCTGGATACACGCCACCCAGTCCGCGCAACTCACGGAAACGGCGAATGTTCCACTCGCGTTGCAGTTGCAACTTGTTTAACCGCTCGACCTCATTGGCCGCCTGGTCCTTGGTTCGGCAGCCGCAAACAACCGTCAGGCTGGCGCATCCCGGCGTTTGGTAGGCGACCAGATAGCTGCCGTCCTCATAGGGTCCGATTACCTTATGCTCGAGCATCGCGATCCCCTTTCGCCACCGCAAACAGCGCCGAGAATGGCGTCTGCGGCTCGAATTTCATCCTTGCGATCCGGTTCTTGAGCTGGCGCCTAGCCTGCGACCGCTGATACGCTTCCTTGGCGTCGTCGTCCTTTTCGTGGCGAGCTTTCAGCCTGGCGTAGCGCACTTTGCCGTCGATGACAGGCTTGGGCGCATCGGGACGATTGCCGATGGCGTAGATCGGCGCGGTGCCCGCCGACTGGGTCGCCCACCCTTTGATATACGCTTGCTTGTTCGCGCGCAGGTCGGCAATGTAGAGCCGTGCCCGGCCAGCGCACAACCCCATTACTTGCGCCAGTTGCACGCAGGTCATCGGATTGGCCTTCAACTCGGACTTCGCGCGCGCAGTCTGCTCGGCCACGATGGCATGACGGCTCGATGCGCGGCTCGGCCTGTAGACCGCATCCGGCAAGTCGCCGGGGCGGTACTGAGGCGCTGGGCGTCCGCCAGCCGGGTTGTAGACGTAGCCGGAAACGTGGATTAGCCGGGGCGATTCGGCTTTCATCTTTTGCAGGCAGACGTTGATGCCGTCACGCGTCAAGTGCAGGCGGTCAGCTAGCTGCTGCGCGGTCAGTGCGTCATTCTTGATCGCAGCCAGGATGCGAGAGCGCAGACGTTCCCGGCGCGGGTTGTTGGCGTAGCGGGTCATGCGGCCTCCGCGCTCAAGATCACGACCGCAACGCTAGTCCCGGCAAATTCGCCCCCGCGCACCTCGGACCATTCCAACGCCCAGCCAGGCAGCACGTCCTTGCTCTTCGCGCTAGCGGGAAGGATTGCGACCAGACGGCCGCCTGGGGCAACGAGTCCGGCAGCGGCTTGCAAGTGGGCTTGCCAGCGGCCCTCAGAGAACGGCGGATTCATCACGGCGCGCTCGAATTTCGGCGCAGTCGGTGCCCACGCAAGAAAATCGTCATGGACGGTTACGAAGTGTTTGGCGCGTAGGATGTCGCAATGAAGCTTCGACACCTCCACGCATACCGCGTGATGCGGTACTGGCAGGCACTCGGCAATGCTGCCCTGCCCGGCACTCGGCTCCAGCACGCGGTCATCCGGCCCGATGTTCGCCATCCTGACCACTTCTTCGGCAAGCGCGCGGGGCGTTGGGTAATACTGGTGCGCGACTCGATCGGGAATGCAGCCTGACGCGACAATCTCGTCAAGGGCGTCACGCGGGTCATAATCGAAGGTCAGTTCCCCGGTGCGTCCCAGTACTCCGCCGATCCCGATCAACACCCGCAAGGCCTCCTCGCGCGCTGCGGTGCTTTCCCTATACGCGTAGTCAAAACGAAAAGTATTTGTATTGCGGTCCCGGCGCATCCCACGCAAGATTTCGACGACGGCGAACGGCAGCGGGCGCTCGATCATCGTGAATTCCTTGGACTTCTTGACCGGCTTGGTGCGAAATTCCGGCGGGATGGCGCGCGGATACATGCCCGCCAATACCTGGTTCAGGCGGTAAGCCATGTCGGGATGAACTTCCAGGTGGGCGGTGCCAACCTTGTAGCAGCGCAGCCGCAGCGCGCCGCCGTCCAGCGTCAGCCATTGGCCGTGCTGGCGGCGGGCCATGGCGACAATAGGCCCGGTCGCATTCCAGCCGGGCTCGTCGCGCCCCATGAATTTTGCGATGACGGCGCGCAGGTCGTTAATCAGGCCGACGCGGGATGTGTTGTGGTAGTCGTTCTCGGTCACGTAAGCGAGGATCATGCGCTTGCTGAACCCTTGCGGGCAGTTCGTCACATGCTCACCAGACAGGCCGCGAAAGATGCCATCAACGCGCTCGCCGAAGAACTTACTACGGTCGGCCAGCAAACCGCTGATCGTCGGGCGCACGGTGTCTTCCGTGAATTCCGGCGTCTTATGGTCGGTGATCGACTTGCTCCACTCGTCGCGCCGGGCTTGTGGCATCGCCGAATAAACGTCGGTCAACGCCATCGCCTTTGACCAGTAGGCCGAATTTAAAGCGGCAATCGCCCCCTCTGGGCAGAACAACCGATCGACCGATGGCATATGCCGGTGATCAGCCTTGTTTCCCTCTATGAAGTAGGTGATTGCGCCGCCCATGTCGCCGGAGGCAATTCCTGCGATATGGTCGATGTGCCGGCGGTGCTGCTGATACTGCCCAAGCAGGCCGTCGATCACGTCCGACGATACCGGCGCGAAGAACTCGCGGGCATCGTCAACGATCTCATATTGAATTACACTGTCGTCAACCAATTTTCATTCCCCTTGATTTGGCTAGGCCGCTGGACGATTCGCACTCGTCCGGCTGGCCGTCTCTTAAAAAGTCCACCTGGCGCGGATCCACCTCCGCCGCCACATAGATAAATCCCTGCGCGCAATCCGGTATCCCGGCCCTGGCCGCCACTTCCCCGGCTTGTCGGCAAACGCCAGACCATTGATGGTCGAACAGACATCCGGCGCAGCCCTTTCGCGGCTCGGCCCGGAATTGGATGGCCTGCGGATCAAGCGCTTCGGTATCGCGTCGACCGCGCCACTTCTCAATGTCGACCGTTCTCATGCGACCTCCGGCATCAGTCCGAGGCTGGCCAAGATCGCGTGCGTGCGCTTCATGCCGCAGTAGAAATGGTTCTCCACGTCGATTTCGGTCATCCCTTGCGGACGCGGTCGCCGACCGTCAAGTACGTCATGGCATGCCGAGCATCCAAATGCGGCGGCGGTGTCCGGCGCTTTTAGACCCATGCCTTTACCATCCGCGAGCCAGTTGCTGTGGCAAAGGACGGTCGTTTCCGGATTGCGGTTGCAAACGCCAGGGATCCGCAGCGTGCATTCCTGGCCCTTCGCTGAGCGGCGGATCGGCGTCATCTTCGGGCGCGTCGACTTCATCGGCCGGCGCAGCTTGGCGACGGCGGAGGCTTCCTTGCGGTCGGTGCGCGCGAAGGCTGTGCGCTTGAGTGGGTCGCCCGGCTTGAGTGGCGATCGCTTCATGCATCCACTCCGACCGGATGATTTCGGCTCGCTTTCCGCTCGACCATCGGCCAGTCGTAGTCGAAAAGGTAGTTGTGCGCGTTTCCAGTCAGGTTGTACCGATCGCGCGACGCGGAGATTTTGACGAAGGTGCGATACCCCTCGGTAGCGGGCTGCGCGCAGCGGTGAACTACCGTACTATCGAGCTTGAGCAGGGATCCGGCTGGGTATGTCTTGATATTCGCCGGGCTCGCCTGCTCCTCCATCTGGCGCATGGATACTTCGTGGTCATCGCACAGGTCGAAGTGCTGGTTGACGCAAAACTCAGTCGGCAGCGCATCGGACCAGATGTAGTTAATGTCATCTGTGCCGAATCCGTCCGTGTGCCAACCAGGGCGATTACCGAGGCAGTTCGGGCCAACAAACAGGCGCTTGGCGGTCAGATATACGTAGTCGAAGGGATCAATTTCGCCGACCTGAATTGCTTCAAGTAGTGGCATGAAGCACATCAGATTCGGCGGCAGGCGAAATGACCTTCCCGGCATCGCAATCGGCATGTACTGGACGAACATCAGTTCGTGGCAGTCGATCTCGTATTGCCCCAGCACGAAAGGCTCATGACTGAACATAGGCCTCCCACACGTACATCATCAGTTCCATTTGAACGAAGATGCCGCCGCATCCGAGATATCGATGCGTAGTCAGAATATCGTCGGGCATCGGTGCGCCAGTCTTGAACAGCAAGAACTCGCGCTCGACCATCGGAGCCTCGGTATCGACAACGGCCCAGATATAGAGGAACCCGTCGATACCATCGATGCGGATGATTTGCGCGCCATACGGCATCGCGACGCGCGCCTTTTCGGCCATGCCTAGTTGGTATTTGTGGATAGTTTTCATGGCCTCACCTTTGCGTAATGCGACGGAATCGCCCGAACCGAGTTATCCCATGCGTCTGCGCGCCTGATCTGCCTCGCGGGCTTGTACGCAGCCCGGTTCATCACATCGATAATCCTCGGCCCCGCAACCTGCCCCTTTGGCTTCGGCTTCGGCGGCTCCGTATCGAAGAACTCGACCGTGGAATCGGCCAGCGCAATGCGACCGTCCGGCAGGCGCTGGAGCCAGTTCAAGGCGATCGCGCGCTCCAGTTGCTTGGCGCGACAATCCGCGCGTTCGTGGAAGCCGCACTCGCCGGACCAGAGCTGCTGCTCGGTCTTGGAGCCTTCTGCGTAGATCAGCCTGGCGGCGTGATAGGTTGGATGATCCTTTGATGGGATGGTCATGTGGACCTCTTGATGGTGAAGCGCGAGAACATGCAGTCAGCGGCATGCGACCTGCCTTGCGGGCGACCGCAGGCGACGCATCGCGGGGAAGAGTGGCGGAGGTAGGTCATGCGGCCTCCTTGATGGCGAGGATCACGTCACGCGCGGCCGGCGGGCAAACGGCGTTTCCGAGCATGTGCACGGCGTCGGCATGACTGCTCGGCAGGATGTAGCCGTCGGGGAAGCCCATGGCGGCCCGGCACTCGTCCTTCGAGAACATGCGCATGCGATGGCCGTCGATAATCGCGTGACGGTCCCTGGTGGTAACCGTGCCGACTGGCTGGTGGATCGAGCGCCCGCCCTTCGTCCCGCCGTAATAGCTGCTGATAAACCGCTCGCCATGCGCCCGGCGCCCGGCTGCGATGCGCGCAAGGGTGTTAGCGGCGCGCCCAGGCTTCTCGATCGGCTGCCAGTTGCCGACGCCGAAGTCGATGAAGCTACTGGCCGGAACGTGCGGCCGCTTCGCCATGGTGATCATTAGCGGGTGCTTGGCGCGGGCCGCGACGATGAACAGACGCTCACGGTGCTGCGGCGTGCCATGGTCGGCGGCGTCGACAATCATCGGCGTCAGCGCGTAGCCGAGCGCGTCCACCGCTGCACACCAGGCCGGGTAAAGTGCCCAGCGGGTGAACTCGGGCACGTTCTCGATTACAGCGAACGGCGGTCGGTGGTATTCGATGGCCGAAACAACGGCCCATGCCGTCGAGCGACTGGCATCATGCTGCGGATTACCGTGTTCCTTGCCGCGGGCCCGCGAGTGGCCTTGGCAGCACGGCGAGGCGAGCAGAATGTCGTGTTTGGGCACGGCCATCCAGTTGGCCTGATGCAGGTCCTGGCAAACGTGTTCCGCCTCAGGGTGATTAAGGGCGTGGATATCGACAGCGCTTTGCCAGTGGTTAGCAGCCCAGACGACCTCGCAGCCGGCCATACGTGCACCAGTCGAGAAGCCGCCGGCGCCGGCGAACAGATCGATGGCCTTCATGCTCGCACCTCATGCCGGCCAGCGCCGAATAATGCCGCAACCATCGGATCGCGCCTGACCGGGCCGCGATGGACGGGAACCTCAAAAGGCTCGTCGTCCATTGCGAAGTAAAGGCGCCTGGATGGGTCGCGCAGTGCGATCGCCAGTGCAGTGCGCGACTGCGGCGCTCTGGGCTCGCTCAGCAGATCCAGATACGCGCGAACACGCTCCCCGTCGGCCGTGATCCGGTAGACATGCGCACCGAGACTTCCCCGTGCTGCGCCCCGGTAAAAGGAAAACTCGGCCACGCCAGCCCTGCGCAGGTCAGCAAGGTAGCGGCACGCCGGGGACTCGCTCACGTCGAGGAGCTGGCTGATGTCGGCGCGGGACATGTCGCGCTGCTGGAGCTCGGCGACCAGGCGGCGCAGGTTGGCGGCGCGGGAGGCGGTGAAGGCGATCATTTCGCACCGCCCTTCCGCTCGATTGCCGCAGCTGCGCCCGGATACGCCGCACGAAGTGGCACCTCACCCGTCCCGCCGCACTGCTCGCAGCGCACGGCACTCTTGCCGCATCCCCAGCCGCCAGCGCCACGGCAGGCGGCGCACATGATGGAGGCGGTCATTGGAGGCCTCCGCCCGCGCCATCGGAAAAGGCGCGACTACGCTTAATTTCGGTAGCGCGCGCAATTGCCGCTTCAATTTCAGCTGGCGTTTTCGCCGCCCACTTCGTGCGGGCGTCCGCGATTGCCTCGTCGATGGTGTCGCCAGCGCCGATGCTAAAGCCGGTCGCGATGTGAGTTGCTGACCACACCTCCGCAACAAACCCGATTGCGGGGTGGACTGCGAATTGATCCGAGCTACCGTCGATTTCGAAGGGCTCCGCGATCACCTCAATATTTGAAATTTCTCCAGTGATGACGAGCCTCATTGCATCGCCCCTTGTGCAGTGGCCAGCAGCTCGCGAACGGACGATGCAGCGGCTACGTTGGCGCGCTTGTGGGCTGCAATGCCTTCTGCCGTGCGTGCGAAGTGTTGAGCGCGGCCAGCGAAGGGGTTGCGCGGTTGCGCGGGGTGTTTTTGGTTGTGTGTCATAATCGTCCTTGTTAGGCAGTACCGGGCCCGCTCTGCGAAAGCGGGCTTTTTTTATTTCTGCTGCTCGCGCACCAGGCGCTCGTAGCTCTTCTTGCTCATTACGTGGCCGGGCTGGATTGGCAGTACCGGCTCTTCTTGTTGCGCGGGCTGGGTCATGCGGACGCCTTCCCCGCCCATCCCTCGCCCACACCAGCCGCGCGGAACTTCACCCGCTGGTCGCCCATCAGTGCGCGCAGGTCGCGAGTCGGTACGCCGGTGAGTTCGTGAATGGCGACGAGCAGCGTCGCGCCCACGGGCAGCTTGTTGTGGCGCAGCTTCGACAGAACGGGCGGTGCTACCTCAAGCGCGCGGGCAAGAGCAGCGTCGTTTTTCAGTTCCAGCTTCTTGATCATCGCGTCGAGTAGCGCGCTGGGGTTGTAGGTTTCCTTGGTCATGCTCAATCTCCTAGTTGTGGTGGGTCAGGACTGCGGGTTTTGCTGCTGGTACTCTGGTATTGGTGGGCAGGCGTTTGCCCGAAGATCGCGGTAAAAACAGGCGCCCTACTTCTCTGCCATCCCATTAAGGCGGTTGAGCAGTTCCATCATTGGGCGCATCGCCGTATAGATCGCAGCCTCGATGCGCTGGACTTCGTGGCGCTCGACCTTGCCGTCAGCCAGTGCCGCGTGCACTTCCCCGCCAACGGCGCCGAGCTTTGCCCAGATATCCGTGACCGACTCCAGCACCGCCATATCGCTCGCCTGGCCGGCCTCGACCTTTGAGCAAACGAAGCCGTGATTCGCTGCCAGCGCGTGCAGTACGGAGTAGTCCTCCGTGAGGCCCATCACACGGTCCACATCGTCAAGCGTCACGACGTTTTGCTTCGTGGTCGGGCAGGCCTTATTACGGAGAACGGCGGCGGTCGTGCCGAGTCGCACCGCCAGCGCTGCGCATCCGCCTGGGGCCTCGTGTACCGTTTTATGGAAGGCGTCTTTAGGGCTCATGTGATATTTCCAAAAATGAATGATGTGATCGGTGTTGCAATCGGTAAAACTGTGTTCACTGCAACAACACAACAACTACCGGAGACTTAAATGCCTGCTACTCAAACCAACCGTTCCGATCGCGCTGCTGCTTCGTTTATGTCGATGTGCCGCAAGGCGGGGCATTCGAGGTTCTGTATGCTGGGTGTATTTGGCAGCTTGGGTTCTGATGGGGTGGCAGCGTGCTAATCGGTCTTGCGGCGGCGCGGGGCGGTGAACGTCGGCGGAAGAAGATCGAAGCGCGAGACCTTCCCGCCGACGATGCGCTCGATGGCCTCGCACCGCTCAAGCGGCGGGTAGCCCTTCTTGATCCACTTGTAGACAGCCTGGACGCTGACATCACAGGACGCGGCAATTTGGGCGACGCTCGAAAGCTCTACGGCCTTGGAGAGTGCGGAGGTGGTTGGCTTGTTCATGGCTCGAATTAAACCACAGGTTGATTTATGACACAAGAAATTTCAACCGGCGGTTGGTTGAATCCGCGCATAATGGGACCGAATATCACGGCCATGAAAACTAGTGCTGTAATAAAAGCTAGACTGCGGGAGCTAGGGAAAACTCAGGGATGGCTGGCCGAGGAGGTCGGCGTGTCGGTCAACGCCGTGTCCAAATGGACGAGGGAAGGCAAGGTAAGCAGGGATAAGGTCCCTGTCGTCGCCAAAGTTTTAGGGATCACGACCGATCAGCTGCTCGGCGCGTCGCTGGTTGATGTAACGCCGCCCGAAGATTCGACCCTGGAGCGCCTGAGTCCGGAAGAAAAGCGCCTGCTGAACCTGTACCGGGAATCGACCAAGGATGGGAAGATGATGATTTATGGCGCCGCCACCGTGGCGCCGAAGGATGAGTCGCTCTTAATCCGCCGCCCCAACTAGGCGCATGGCCGGCCGCTCAGCCGGAAGCGTTCGCGTGTAGTTCTCCGCCAGGTCAAAAATCATGGCCCGCGCCGACGATTTCAGCGCGCGGCAGTTACAGATGAGCTGGTGTTCTTCCTGCGTCAGAATCAGATCGCGTCCTGCGGATGACGCGAGTGCGATTGTGCTTTTACGGCTTTCTTGCGGCATGCTTTGCTCCGTTGTTCTAATTTCTGTAGTGATGAGTTGTAAGATTACTCCTACGTGCCTCAAAAAAGCGTGCTTTGACGAGGCAAATTGTTAAGTAACGTAACTAAGTCTCACGGCACCCTCTCGGCGATACTTGTCGCGCCACTCTCCGTTCAAAATCTTTTTGCGGTTTCTGATACATTTGGATAGTTTGTAATTCTGACTCAATTTTTGCGTCAAAAACGCCACAGATAGTGACATTCGCGCAACAATTGCGCGATGAAAAAAGAGACCCAAGAGGATTACAAGAGACTGACCACTCGGTATCCTCCGGACCTTTATGCAGAGCTGCAGGCGTCCGCAAAGCGCAACGGGCGGTCCGTCAACGCGGAAGTCGTCGCACGGGTCCAGATCGACCGGCTGGCAGCGATCGAGCGGGAGCTTGGCGAGCTTCGCAAGCTCGTACGCCAAGTGCTCGAACAGGTCCAGCGATAGGGCTGAGTTACGATTCCGCATGCTTCATGCAATCAAGGGTGGCGACTGGTTGAGTATAGTGATACTATACATCGACCGTCAAGCATTTCTATACCTTGATGTTTCGACCCACATGAGGCCACGATGGAACTTAAAGAAATGATAGCCGACTGGATCAAAGCCTCAAGAATTGAGGCGGGAATGTCCGGTGCCGCCCTCGGCGAAAAATTGGCAATTGAGCTCGGGACCGATCGCGGTAATTCGAAAGGGAATATCTCCCATTGGGAAACGCAAAGGCATAACCCGAGCCTGCAGCAACTGCTCGCGATCGCCAAGGTGACTGGGCGACAGCTGCCGCCAGCTATCCTTGGCGGCATGCTGGCTGGAGCGCCGCTGGGCAATCCCGGCCCGACCGATGCGGATTCAATCGCTGCCCGTATCGCCCAGGCGCGAGCGCAAGCAATTGCCGATGGCGACTCGGCCTACAGCTCCGTGCGCCCGGCGAACGATGATGACGATATTGCGATTCCGCTGGTAGAGTTGCGCCTGTCGGCCGGCGTCAGCGGTTTCGCGGTAGACCAGAATGGCGAAGGCCCGAAGGGATATATCAAGGTCGATCAGCGCTTCGTCGCCTCGAACCGATATGACCCGACCAAGCTGTTTGCCTTGCATGTCCGAGGTGATAGCATGGAGCCCAAGCTCAGCGATGGCGATACGGTAATTATCAACACGGCCGACATCAAGCCTGTGGATGGCGTTATTTTTGCCGTAAATTACGAGGGCGAAGCTGTCATTAAGCGCCTCGTGCGCGATGCCGGGGACTGGTGGCTCACGTCGGACAACCCGGACCAGCGCAAGTACCACCGCAAGATATGCCGCGGCCCCGGCTGCATCATCGTCGGCCGGGCGGTTCAGGCGATTACGAAGCTGTAGGCGATACGGCACGCCAGGATGCCGGAACCGGAGGGCTTATGCTCCCACGACTCCTGATTGTGCTGTTAATCTCTACCTGCCAGTTTGCCGGGGCAGCGCCAAAAACGAAACCGGCCAAGCCTACAAAGCCTGATCCGATCGCGCTCGCGCACGAAGCGGCGAAGGACTCATTGAAAGACCCCGATTCGGCCCGATTCCGGGGCGACTTCGTCGGCAAGGACGGCGCGGTCTGCGGTTTCGTCAACGCCAAGAACAGTTACGGTGGCTACGATGGATTCAAGCGCTACATCGTGACTTCGGACTCGGTCATGATCGATGGTGGCGAATCATGGAGGATAGACTCCCGCTGGTATGATTTCTGCGCTGAATTTGAGCCCCGGCCTTAATCCGGCAGCCTGACTGGGGGCTCCCTCAAAGCTCCCCGCCCTCCTCCCGCCCGCAATCCCCCGCTCCGATGTTGCGCCCCGAAAACTAACGGGGCGCGATTTTACCTAGGGGGATATTTTTTCGCAGAATAATTCAACCTGCGGTTGACTCGTGATTCAACCCGTGGTTTAATTAGCCATTGATCCAGCGCAAAGGAGTTCGGACAAATGGGCGCAGCACTTCAGCTAGTAGGAACACCGCAGAAAGTCACGATGACGAGCCGTGAGATTGCGGATTTGGTCGAGTCGCGGCATGACAAGGTCAAGCAGAGCATCGAGCGCCTGGCCGCGCGCAGCCTGATCGCTCAACCCCCAATGGGGGATGAACAATTTGATGATGCGATGGGGCGGCACCGCAAAGAATCCGTCTACCACATCGGCAAGCGCGATAGTTACGTGGTGGTGGCGCAACTCTCCCCGGAGTTCACCGCCCGCCTAGTTGACCGCTGGCAGGAGCTGGAGAGCCAGCAGCCAGCGACACTCGACCTGAATAACCCGATTGCACTGCGGGCTGCATTGCTCTCCTATTCCGAGCGTGTCATCGAGCTGGACAACAAGATCGCAGCCGACGCCCCAAAGGTCGCCTTTGCCGAAGCCGTCCGGTCCATTGATGGCGTTTGCCACATCGAGAAGATCGCCAAGACGCTCGGTATCGGCCGCAACAAGTTCTTCAAGCGGCTGCGCGACGACGGAATCCTGATGGGCACCAACATGCCATATCAGAAGTACATCGACCGCGAGTATTTCACGGTGATCGAGCAGGCGCCCTACACCGACAAGGAAGGCGTTAAGCATCCGACATTCACGCCAATGGTGACGGGCGCGGGGCAAGTTTTCTTGGCTCGCAAGTACTCGCCAGTTGCTGCGGCGCGCGGTTAACGAATAACGAACGGCGCGCATGGGGCGCGGCAATAGATGGAGGGGAAAACATGGATGCCAAACTTGAGAAGTACATCGCCACCCGCGACAAGCGGATGAAGAGCCCGATCACTACCACCCCTCTGCGCGAGCAGTTCGAAGAATTGGCCAAGCGCGGTGAGGTTGAGGTCGGCGGGCGTACTTCGTGCGGCGGTCCTGTTGATCCGACGTGGCTTTTCTTTACCGCGTGGAATGAGATTGTCCGCAAGGCCGCCGCGCTTGGCTATCGCATCGAAGTCACTCCCGTTCGCCACGCGAACAAGTCACCAACGATGGCCGGAGGTTACTGGAACTCCAATATCTATCGGCTGACCGCCTGACGCCAGCCGCACCAGGTCCACCACATGCCCGCCACGAGCGGGCTTTGGCAGTAGAGGCAGCGCGCATGGGGCGCGGCGAGAACAAGGGGAAAGAAGATGGGATGCGATATTCATTTCTACGTTGAGCAGAAACGCGATGGCAAATGGACTGCTGTTGGCGAGTTCGTGAAGGATGAAGATGGCTACATGCGCGGAGGCGAGAGCTTCTACGACGGCCGCAACTACAACCTGTTCGCAATCCTTGCTGACGTTCGTAACGGCCGCGGTTTCGCTGGCATCAAAACAGGCAAAGGCTTCAATCCAATCAGTCAGCCGCGCGGCATCCCTGGCAACGCCAGCGCCGAGTACAAGGAAATCGCAGATGGATGGGGCTGTGATGGGCACTCTCACTCCTTCCTCACCCTGCGCGAACTACTCGACTGCGACTGGACGCAAACAACGCAGCTGCAGGGATGGGTGAATGCGGTTGAGTGGGCGGCGTGGTCGCGCTGGAAACGCAAGAGCGGCGAAGGTCCAGAGAGCTACTGTGGCGGCGTATCCGGCCCGGACATCAAGCATCTGACACCAGAAGAAATGGACCAACTTCTTGCGCCTGTTGCCAGCGTTTATGGACCAGAGCGCGAGAAGTTCGCGGAGCAGCACAAGGACACCTACGCGCTAGCAGTTTGGCAGACCCCTTACTACATTGCTGCAGGGTCGTTCATCAACGAAACCATCCCTCGCCTGTTGAAGCTGGCTGGTGGCATCAGCGGCGTTGACGATGTGCGGACCGTCTTCTTCTTCGATAACTAATCGCCATGACCGCCCGCGACCAATTCGAAGCCGACGCCCGGGCCGACAAAGTCTACGAACTGACCTGCGAGCACTACCAGCGCCTGCGCGAGAAGCTGCAAGCGGGCGACGCGGACCTTGTCAGCGCGATTGACGAGGCGGCGTTCGCCAGCCTCCCGGACGCGTTCTGGCGCGAAGTCGTCGTCAGCGCCGCGCATGGCCACGCACTGAGCATCGGCGATCGCATCGTCAAGCTGGTCGAGAAGGCGGTAATGAAGCAGGCCGAAGCCGAAGCGGAGCGCGAGGTCGAGCGGATGGAGCGGGAACGCAAGGAATCGCAGGATGAAGCAAGGATCGAGCGGGCACTGGATAACCAAGGCGCGAGAGCGCGATAACGAGAGGGGATCAGATGAGCATCAGCGAGCAGGAAGTGAAACGCACGCCGGGACCGTGGGCATATACAGACTGGTGTGCGACTGGTCCGACCGCAGCGGTAGACTACGCCGCCATCGACGCGGCGGAGAACTGCGCTCCAAAAGTATTCGCGCAGCCTGTTGTGCAGGCGCGCGGTATCGGTAAGGCTGTCATCTGTACCGCCTACGGCATGACGGCTGAAGAGGCACATGGAAACGCCTGTCTGCTCGCATCCGCGCCGGAACTGCTGGTTGCGCTGATCGAGGCTCGGACGAGTGTGCAGGCTAATCGGGATGCCCTCTACGGAGGCCACTACCTGCCCCATACCGGCGATGTTGATGCAGAGGGAAGGATCGCCGTTGACTCGGAGGACGCCCTGCTCTCGCGAATCGACGCTGCCATTGCCAAAGCCACCGGGAGCGCAGCATGACCGCCACCTTCACCCTCCACACCACCCGTCACCCGCGCCTCACCATCGCCGCAGTCCTGGCGCTGGGAATGTGCGCCGACTGGATCGCTGATGGCGCTGCAAATCTGATCCTGCGGGTGATTGCATGAGCCCCGCTACCGAGTGCGAAATCCTGATCTGCAAGGTCAAGCTCGCAGGCGTTGTAGCGCTGCTCGTCGTCCTTGGCGCGCTGGCCCTGCTCGCGGACGGTCAGCCATGATCCGCCGCCTCATCGAAGCCTTTGTCCTCGTCATGGCCATGTTGCTCCTGATCGCCGAAATGCAGTACGTCGACGATGCGCTCCAGGCGCGTGCGGAACGGGCGCAATGAAGCTGATGACCCGATACCGCCAGTGGCGCGCCTGCGGATTTTTGCGGCGTCATGCGCTGATGCTGGCTTTGAAGTACCGAGATATTTGAGGCTCCATATGACGCCAGGCGAAATGAAGCAGTACCAGGAATACCGGCGCGAGCGATGGGGGCGCATCCAAGCTCAATTAAACGCTTGGAGGCCGGGCGGGCCGACCTGGAAACCGACGATGACCGAGCAGCAGAAGCAAGAGCACGAGCAGCACGTAAAGGACAACAAGCTGCCATTTTAAAACTTACCGGAGAAAGAAATGCAATTCACGAAAGCAACGCGTCAGAAAGCACGGCTACGGCTTGCTCTGACCGGGCCGAGCGGGTCAGGCAAGACATGGGGCGCGCTGCTGCTGGCGTCGGGTCTGGGCGGCAAGATCGCAGTGATCGACACCGAGCGCGAAAGCGCCTCCCTGTACTCGCATCTGACGGACTTCGACACCCTCAACCTTGGCGCGCCCTTCACGCCGGAGCGATACATCGAGGCGATCAAGGCCGCAGAAGCCGCTGGCTATGACACGCTGATCATCGACAGTATCACCCACGAGTGGAGCGGCGTCGGCGGGTGTCTGGAAGAGGTCGATCGCATCGCCCGCGCCAAGTACAAGGGTAACAGTTGGAGCGCTTGGAACGACGTAACGCCGCGCCACCGCGCGCTACTCGACGCGATCCTGCATAGCCCGATGCACATCATCGTGACGCTGCGCAGCAAGACCGAGACCGCTCAGACCGAGGAAAACGGGCGCAAGAAAGTCGTCAAGCTGGGCATGAAGGCCGAGCAGCGCGACGGCTTCGAGTACGAAATGACCGTGGTGCTCGATCTGATTCACGACGGAAACTTCGCCACCGCGACGAAGGACAGGACCGGACTGTTTTCGACCGCCAGCCCGGCGCCAATCACTGCCGAAACAGGCGCGCAGCTCAAGGAATGGCTCGAAGCCGGCGCTGAGCCGCCCAGGTTCGAAGAGGACACGATGGCCGAACTGGCCGGCGCGATTATCGATGCCGACACGCTGGAGGCGCTGCAGGGTGCATTTGCCAAGGCCTACATGTACGCGAAGGGGTTCGGCAACGCTAACGCCATGACCGCCGCGCAAACCGTCTACAACGGCCGCAAGGCCGAATTCGAAACCCAAGGAGAAACCGCATGACCGCACTGACCCTGTTCCAGATCGCAGCCGAGTACCGGCACATCACCGACGTGCTGATGGACTCGGGCGCGGACGAGCAGACCCTCAGGGACACGCTGGAAGGCGAAGCCTGGCCGCTCGAACTAAAGGCCCAGAATTACGGGTTCGTGATCCGCAACCTGGAAGCGACTGCCGTCAGCATCAAGGAAGCCGAAAAGCAGATGAAGGCACGCCGCGAGGCTATCGAAAGGCGCGCATTGGCACTTGCCGAGCGCCTGAAAACCGGGCTCGAAATCGCGGGCGTCACTAAGCTCGAATGCCCACACTTCGCGCTGACGATCAAGAAGAATCCGCCAAGCGTCGACGTATGGGATGAGAAGCAGATCCCAGCACAGTACATGCGCACGCCCGAACCACCACCGCCGCCAGCCCCGACGCCTGACAAGGCAGCGATCAAGGAGGCGATCAAGGCTGGCATCGAAGTGCCTGGCGCGCTGCTTGCTCAAGGTACTCGGCTGGAGATTCGATGATGAACATTCACGACGAAATCGCCGGCCATTTCGATCAAGCCGCCGAGCGCGTTCGCCTCCAGGCACTCGCGGACCAAGCCGCCGCCGATGCCCGCGAGCGCGCCGACGACGAGCGCAAGGCCGGGCTGCCTGCCGGATCGCTGCGCGCGGTTGAGGTCATCGACGAGCCCAGTGACCGCGAGATCATCGGGCTGATCATGGATGTGCTCGACATGACCTTCGTCCAAGCGATCGACCGGCTGGAGCGGATCGCGTTTGCTGATCTGAGGGCGGCGGCGTGAAGTCATCTCGCCCCAAGTTCGAGCAGCGAAAGATTTTGCTGCGCGGCGCCGAGCAGGTTGAGCGAGCGATCGCCCTGCTCCGCCATGTTCCGCTGGACGATTCGCGCCCGCTCGAGCTGCTTGTGCGCGAGGAAGTCAAGCCGCGCAAGCTCGATCAGCAGGGCCTGATGTGGGCCGGGCCACTGGCAGACATAGCTGCGCAGGCATGGTGCGACGGCCGGCAATTCAGCGCCGAAGTGTGGCATGAGTTCGCTAAGCGCCAGTTCCTGCCAGAGGACTTCGATCCGGATCTGTGCCTTGAAGGCTACCGCAAGTGGGATATCGACCCTGCCGGAGAGTGCGTGCTTATCGGCTCGACGACGCAATTGACGGTTCGAGGCATGGCGCAGCACCTGGAGCAGATGTATGCGCTCGGCGGTTCGCTGGGCGTTGAATTTCACGAGCCGCAGCGCGGCAACCAATAACGGCGCGTGCGAAGCGCCACCGAATCACCAATAGGGGAATGGGAATGGAAGAGAAAGATCAGCCGATGCCGAACCTCGCGCGCCCGACGAAATGGACTCTGCTGCTGGTTGGCGACAACCATGGCTGTGTCGGGCCGCATGGCAGCAAATGGGAGAGCCATCCGGCGCACTATGAGCGCGTGGATGTTTGCGAGGTGTCTGCTGCCAATGCGGTAGCACCAGGCGAGCCGAGGAAAGCCCTCTACTGGGCGGCGATAGACTGCGCGCATTCGATCACGGACGACACGATTGTTCTGCACCGCGACCCATCCAAGGATGGGAATGCGCTATCGCAGCTTGGTGACCGGCTCGAAGCCGCCGTCCCGCCACTCACCGCGCCAGCACCGCAGACCGACGAGTTGCGCAAAGTGGTTTCGGCACACTGTAACGATCTGACCGGATGCGCGTGGACTCTGCGCGGCGCTGGCGGCTTTGAGGCTACAGCTTTGGAAATTCTCAAGGCTGTGGCGGAATTGCGCGCTGCAATGGATGCCGCACCGCAGCAGAGCGCAGAGGTGCCGCCGATTGTGATGGGCGTCGATCTGTCTCGCGACGGCATCGCAATGGTACGTGACCAGGCGCTAGCTGATGCGATTTCCGAGTGCGACATCGTAATGCTTGGCGTTGACACCCCAGAAGAATATGTTGGCGCACTGAATTGCCGCGAGGCTATCCGCGCCCTGCGCACCGCCGCCAGCAACACCGAGAAAGCCAGCGATGTCCGACCGTTGACACGCTGCGCCGCAAACCGTGATGGCGAGTGCAGACATGCCCAGTGCCCTCAACTGCGTGACAACGAACCAGCCGCCACCGGACGCCACTGCCCGCTCGACAATGAAAACGATGAGGACTGACATGACTACCACCAACGAACCGACAGGCACTGACTTGGACTCGGCCGCGCGCCTGCTACTGGAGCGCTACGACGAACTGCGCGGCGAACGCGACTCAGCCCCTGAATTAGAAATCCTTCGTGCCGCCCTCGCGCGCCGCGCCACTACTGCACAGCCCCAACAACAGGAAGTCAAGCATGAAGAAGAATGTACTCGGAGCGAACTTCAAGGCACTGCGCAAAATGAAGGGCATGACGCAAGCGCAGCTTGCTCAGGCGGTCGGGCTGGAGCGGACCAGCATCACGAACATCGAGAAGGGCAACCAGACGCTGACCGATGTAATGGCAACAAGGATGGCGGAAGTTCTGGGGTATCGGATCGTGGTGAAGTTCGAGCGGCTGTAGTCGATGCACAGCACCAGGCGGCCACCACGGCAAGCGCGAGCGGGCATGCGAACCTGCTGACGGAGTGCAAGCGGTTTCTGGAAGACATGCATGCAATGCCGGTTGTCTGGACCATCAAAGAATCCCAGACGCTGCATGCGAAAGTATCAGCAGCCCTCGCCCAGCAAGCCGCCACAGCTGCCGCAACCCAACCAGATACAGATGGTGCTTTGCATGCATGTGTTACCTATGTAACTCATGGTGATGCGGATTTTGACGGGCTGAATCTGGCACTGGTTAAATGCTTTAAAGAGCGCGTCGCCAAGTTGAGTGCTGCGCCTGCTGCCGCTAATGCGGGCGAAGTCGTTGGTCGGGAGCCGTACCGCGCGTTGCTGACGGCCCTTGATACCTACCTGACGGCAAACGACTACGGCGGCTTGGAGGTGGGCAAGCACCACCCATCTGAGGTGACGCAGACAATCGAAGCGGCTCGCATCGCCCTTTCGGCGAAGCCTGTTGCGTGGATGAACCCTGACGAAAGCTGTGTGATGGACGCGTTTATCTGGTCGCATGACCCGCAAAGCCCGCGCTACCGCGTTCCGGTCTATGACGACTGTGCCGCCGCTGTGGGCGCAGCAGGTCAGGAAGGCGGTGCGAAGTGACGCGCGACCTGCGGGCGTGGCTGGATTCCGCTGAATACCTCCCGGAGTTCATGCGCGACTTCCACGACCAGAAAGACCTGTTCAAGACGATCCACGGACTGGTCCATGCGCACGACGGCACTAAGGCCATCACTTGGCGTGACGCACACATCTACACCATCGATGTGTTCCTGTGGTTCATGGCGCGGCGCGGCTACACATTGCAGCACAGCCGGACCAAGTGCGAGTTTCTGGACATCCAGCAGACCATCGCGGACTTCATGAAGGCCCGCCAGGACGAGATTCTGGCGGCCATGAATCAGCAGAGAACCCCCGCCCCGGAGTCGGGCGAGAAAGGACAGCAATGAGCAACGAACTGAACCTTGAAGCCGCGCTGCTGGATCTGAGCGCCGAACGTGTGGCGTGCTCTAAAGAGTTCGGCGCAGCGTGGAATCGTCAAAGCCCCGAAAAACAGATGACGATTCTCTCCGGTTGGCTCGCGGCCCGCCGCACCGCCCCATCCTCCGCTGTTGCTGCGCATGTGAGCGACGAGGGACTGCCGCCGCTGCCGGACCACACGCTGCGCTTTACAAGCGTATTCGGGAAAGCAGGCGATCCGTACTACACCGCACGTCAGATGCGCCAGTACGCCCTCGACGCCATCGCAGCATATAGCGCCCAGCAGCAAGCTGGTCCGATTTCGAAGGCTGTGAGCCTGTACTGCATCGAGCTAGAGCAGACGGTTGCCGACCTACGCGCCCAGCTCGCACGCCAGAGCCAGGGAAACTCTCCGGATATTCCGGATGGTTCGGCCAGCGCACAGCCAGCAGAGCGGGCGGTAGTGCCGGACGGGTGGCAGAAGTTCACGGAAAACAGCCAGATCAATTACGGGCGCTTGGTCGATGTCGTGCTGACGAACGGCGTCTACGAGTACGAGCGGCGCGCGAATCAGGTTGACTGGACCCAGGTGCAGGACTGGCGATATTCCGACCCAGCAGTCCCGCAGTCCGGGGTCGCGCAGGAAGGCGAGAACGGGAGGAAAGCATGAGCACTTGCCAGCACACGATCACGCAGGGCCGCGCCGGAGAAACTGGCTCATGGTGTTGCGCCTGCGGCGAAAAGATCTTCGCAGTCGATGACCGCCAATGCCAGGACTGCGCCAATCACAAGCGACTGATCAGTGGTTCGATTTGCAGCCGTCACCTGATGGGCGTCAGCCCGACCATGAACGTCACATTCCGCATCACGAACGGTTCGTGCTTCGAGCCAGCCGCCAGCGAGGCGCAGAAATGAGCGGCAAAGGATGGACCCCGCGCCCCTTCTCCGTCGCGCGCGAGGTGTACGAATCTAACCACGAGGCCATATTCGGCAAGCGCGAGCGAAGGCAGTACGTGCCGCCGGTGCTGCCGGGCAAGGAGCAGCAGCAAGCAGTAATGGACGAGAAGGGAGATTTACAATGAATCAAGAAAAAGTGAAATCTAGATACGTCACCTTGCAAGAGTGGGCGGGAATGATGTTTTCCAAAGTGCCGCACACCAATACTCTGTTACGCTGGGTGCATGATGGCCGGATTCAACCGCAGCCGCAGAAGATCGGCAAATGCTGGCAAGTCCGGCGCGACGCAGTCTACATGGCAGACTAAGATGGGTAGAAATCGACTGGCAAAGAATCGCGGGTTCCCGCCCAACCTCTACCAGAACCCGGCGGGGTACTTCTATTACAAGCACCCGCGCAGCAAGCAGCAAAAGGGGCTGGGGAAGGACCGCGCAAAGGCTTTCCAGGAGGCGCGGGCCGCGAACGCCGTGCTGGCGACAATGCAGCCGTCCTCGCTGGCCGATTGGGTAGCGGGCAAGACCAACTACACCTTGGCCGCATGGCTTCCGGTCTACAAGGAATTGTGGATTGAGAAGAAATCCCCAAAAAAGGACACGCTACGCAGTTGCACCATGTACGTGAAGCGACTTGAGTCAGCCAGCTTCGCATGGATGCGCCTCCAAGAGATCACCACCGAGCACGTAGCAACGTACCTGGAGTTGGTCGAGGAAGAGAGCGGCGCGTCGACGGCGAACGCAATGCGGGCGCGCATGAGCGACATCTTCCGCTGGGCGGAGACGCAAGGGTTGATCGAGGTCGGAAAGAGTCCGGTGACTGCGACCCGAGCGCCCCGCCCTCCCGTGAAGCGCAGCCGCCTATCGCTGGAACAATTCCACGCGATCCATCAGCATGCGCCCAAATGGCTCCAGCGCGCTATGTATTTGGCGCTGACAACGGCACAGCGGCGCGAGGATATCGCAAATATGAAATTCGCCGACTGGCGCGAGGGGCATCTTCATATCGTCCAAAGCAAAGGCGGCGGGACCGTGCGACTACGTCAAGACGGGCGCATCCGACTGACGAAGGTCGGCATATCGATTGCTGAGGCGGTACAGGCATGCCGCGACCTGATCGTGAGCCCGTATCTGGTGCATCACGTCGAGCACCGCAGCAAGGCGAAGCCGGGGCATCAGGTATCGGTCAATGGGCTGTCGAACGCGTTTCAGGCGGCGCGCGAGGCGGCGGGTATTAAGGCTGAGGAGGGGCGCACTCCGCCGAGCTTCCACGAGATCCGAAGCCTGGCTGAGCGGCTGTACAAGGAGGAGTTTGGGGCAGCGTTTGCGCAAGCCATGCTCGGCCATAAAAACGCCAGCATGACGGCAAAATATGATGACTTGCGCGGCGGATGGCAGAGCATCGCGGCCAAATAATTTCAGTAAAATATTCTACGAATTTCTGTAACTCTACCGCCAAACCCGCATGAATACTGGCTTTCAGCCCGATCATGTGCTTGGCTGTACTTAACATTCTTCGTTGAATCTTTACGCTGTAGAATCAATGGGTTAATCGAGTTTGCGGCATTATACAGTACCGACCAATAACCACTGTATAACACCCCCAAAAACAATGACTTACAACTGTATTTTATGAATTTTTAAGCCCGCATCAGCCCGCTTCGCGCTTGAGCTCATCTGCGCACCCGCAAGCCGCAACCCTCGACCGCCGATACGATCTCGGCATGACCCCAGACCGCCGCCGCGACCGCACTACCTCAGCCAGGCTTGAGCTTGCCTTGTTCCTAAGCGACATGATCGGCAGCCAACACTCTGCGCGGATGCTGGCGCGGCATAATGTCCCACTGGCGGGCGCCCTGCGCGTGCTGACCAGGCCGGGCGAGCGGCGAGACTAGGCGGGCAGCACCATCACCGACCACTCCTGTAGGAATTGCGCATCAGCATCGGTGCCGACGCGCTCCAGCCCGCGAAACAGCATCTTGTTGCCGTGCATGGTGACGAGCCGGGCGTCGTAGAGGGTAGGAATCAGCGGCTTTTGCTGGGAGTCGTCCGTCGCGGCTAGCTTCAGTTCGTAGACGCCAGCGCACATAGCGAGCGTCATGTCGCCGGCGGTCGGTTCCTCGGCTGAGAAATCGCGCTCGTGCTTGCGCGCGCCGCGGACTCGGAGGGTTTTGACTTTGCTGTACATTTGTACAGTATAGCAGGCTGAGTGGGTGCGGGCCCTTACGCCGGGCCGACGCGGCCTAGCCCTAGGAGCGCCCAATGATGATATGGAAAATTGACAAAAGTCGTTGCACTAGTCCCAAATTGGGACTATTATTTTTCGATGCGAATGCTCTCCCTCTCAACGCTCAAGCGCTTTTACGAACTTCCTGAGTATGCCGACTCAAAGGAGCCGCTGCTTACTTGGCATGGACATGTTCTCAAAGCAACTTGGTCGACTCCGGCTGATGTCAAAGCGGACTTCGGCAGCGCGAGTATCCTGAAGGAAGGACGGGCAGTCTTTAACATTGCAGGTAATAAATACAGATTAGTTACGTCCATCAACTACGGGTATGGGATTGTTTTCGTCAAGTTCGTGGGGACACACAAGCAATACGACGAAATAGACGCTCAGACAATTGAA